GAGTCATGAAATGTTGACCATTTTCATAACCACGGACCAAGAAGTGATCCCCGACCATTTGGACGTTCGTGTAAAATCTCATTCTGTAAGTTTCAAGTACGCTTCAACGACTTCTGGAGTTGGATCTGCGATAGTCATAATATCACTAGATCGTATCATATATTCGGTTTGATTGGAAGCCTTTACCCAAGGTTCCATTTCTTTATCTGGATAGAAACGATAGGGTCTAATAAGTTTACAATCTGGATCTCCAATTTCAGATGGAACTTCCTCAACTTCACTAATCAAAACATTATCAATGTCTACCAATAGACACTTAATGTTCTCAGCCATTTACAACCTCCGTTTCAGATAATGGTGTTGGATTTAGTTTACTATCATACATTTCTGCTACACTATCAATTGGATCACAAATAGTTGCTACAATATCAGTAGTAACAACATATTCTTGATTCTTAGAAAGAATCATCCAAGGAGTAAGAATAACATCAAGTTCATAATTAGAATTCTTACTATCCTCTTCCATAAGCATAGTTTTTTCTTGAGTACGAATAATCTGAGGTTGTTTGAAAAGATAACCTTTTACCTTTTCATCCTGAACAACCTCTTGAGCGTCCGTAATCAGAGTTTCTCCCGTTTTCAGGAGAATCATTTTGACTGCCATGACTAATTTGTTTCCTCCGCTTATTATAGCATGTTTAGACGGTTGGTGGGGTAAAAGTTCGAACCAATTGTGGGCGAACCAATGCTGCTTTATCGCGAGCAACCAAAGCATCGATTGAACTCTTATATGTATCTGTCATAATCCTTGGATACAATCCAATCACAATGATAGGTACCAAGAGAGCACTCACAATGTAGACCTCACGAGGTTCGGCATCCACCAGATTGGTATGGGCGACCAGTTCAGGGTTCGGTTTACCGTAAAAGATTTCCCGAAGCATTGAAAGCAGATAGATCGGAGTGAGGATAACACCAATAGCAGAGACAAGACAAAGTGTGATACGGAATGGAAGAGCATACACAGTATCGGTAGCAAATCCAGTGAATACCATCAGTTCACTAATGAATCCACTCATACCAGGCAGAGCAAGTGACGCCATAGAGCACATCACCCAAAGAGCAAACATAACCTTCATACTCTTACCAACTCCACCCATCTCATCTAGTTGAAGAGTGTGGGTTCGGTCATACGTTGCCCCCACCAGGAAGAACAGAGAGGCACCAATCAATCCGTGACTAATCATCTGGAGCATCGCACCACTCGTTCCAAGAGCACTATAACTACCAACACCAATCAGCACAAATCCCATATGACTGATTGAACTGTAAGCAATCTTTCGTTTCAGATTTCTCTGTGCAAAAGATGTAAGTGCTGCGTAGATGATATTCACAGCACCCATAATAATCAGTGCTGGTGCAAATACTTTATGTGCTTCTGGAAGAAGTTGACAGTTGAATCGAAGAAGAGCATATCCACCCATCTTGAGTAGGATACC